CGATCCTACAGGGCTTACACCCGGCTTAGCTTCTTCAAAACTAGCAGCAGTTTCTTTGGGCTGCGATTTTGCGATTAATTCATCATTTACGCCATCGTACTCTGTCATTTCTACGCGATCTTTCATGAGTTCTTTGAGAAAGTTTGAGATACCTTTTTGACCTACTAGATTTTGTGTTTTAGAATCGGATTCATAGTCTTTATTTAAAAGTGCCTCGCCACTCTTTTCATTGTGTGCTAGATTAAGCGCAATCTCTGCCATTTCTACAGGATTACGTACACGTAATTGGGCTGGACTAATTTTTAAATTATCAGCTAATAATTCTGTTAACACTGCACTGGTAGTAGGATATTGCAAATCAACTTCAAAAACATGAACCTCTACATTACACTGTCCCGGAAAATCCAACGGCATTGCCTGAATGGGCGTGCTCTTTCCCTTGCTTAATTTGTTGACTGTAAACTTATGCATGGCACTCTTCATAATCTTGTCTGCAGATTCAGGTAGAGCACCGCACAATTTTATTGTGAACGGGTAGGTCTTTTTACTTTCTACCAAGTATTCTTGAAAACTTTTCATAATGTAATCCTAATAATATATTTATTTTATATTCTTCAGTTTTTCTATAAGACTATTACGATCTGAAATTATCACACCCTGGGCCTGGATAGCATTGTCATCCTGACCTGCTTTTTGATCTATGTGTTGCTTGCGTATCTGTAATTCGATCATTTTTAGCTTTTTATCTATTTTCGCAGATTTAGCATCAATTGCATTTTTTAACATAGTTGCTGCAACTTCAAAAACGCGGCCACTATATCTAGCCTCTACGTTCATTCCTAAATCCATTAGATCGTCATACGCATCAGTGGCACGCCTTGCAAGATCATCAAGTTCTTTGTCACTGATATCCCCAAGGCCTTTTACTTGTGGTAGGGCTGAAGATATTTTGTCAAATTCTGATATATCCCGCAATAAATTAGATTGTTCTACCGGTAGATTTTTTTCTTCAATTTTTTTGATATCTTTTTTGTTTTCTGGCAGATTAAGGATTTCTTCTAACTTTTTCATAACAATACTTATCGGATTTTCAACTCATTTTGAATAAATCTTGTTCATTCAGTACTCGAAAACGTAGCCCTTGCTTGTTACACCAATTGCCCGCTGCTTGCCATTTCGCTTGATTTTTAACAAACTGCATTTGATTATTTCTGTTTTTTCCAACCTTTTCTAACAGTGTTTGATTTTGTGGTTTAACCTCAATTAATTCTGTAAAAATTTTTCCAGTCTTATCGGCATATTGAATAAAAAAATCAGGCACATAAATTGTTTGCCTTTTAGAAATAGGATCAAGATAGGGTATTTTAATCGCTTCGCTGGCCCATTTGAGAATATTTGGATGTGTGTCACAAAATCTCATAAATGCCCATTCCCAGCTACTGCGGTATGTTGGCTGGTGAGTGCCTACATATTTTTCAGGTTGAGTTGGTACAAATTTTCCACGAACATACTTGTTCATACTCTAATGTTACGAGATTCAAATGTTTGACCTCTGAAAGCCTGGCTGTATCCAAGTGCACTGGTCACTGGTCTACGGGCATTTAAAACCTCTGTGACAACTTTACTTAATTCTACATCGGTTAAACCTTTCAGCGTATCTAAAATTGTAAAAACTTTTACATTTTCAATTTTAGCCTGAGTCAGTAATGTGATAGCAGTGCTGTTACTTGCTTCCTGGCCAAATCCACGTTTGGTAAAAAAACCAACCACAGCATCTATTTCATTGCTAGGAAATGTCAGTTGTTGTAGAAAGTAACTGTCAAAAAATTTCCTAACTTCTGTACCTGATTCCTGGACAGTAATTTGATTTTGCGGTAAACTTGGCATTATGGTAAATTAATAGGGATGGCTGGAGTAACTTGTTGTGTAGCAGATGCTCTCGGCACGACTATATTGTTAAGACCTCCAGTTCGGCGCTGTGCAAGTTCATCAGCCGCGTTGTTAAAAACCTGTGTCACAGTGCTGTTTAAGATCTGTCTTCCTTCTCTAATAATTCCTTCTTTGGTAATTGCCTTAGCATTGTTATAAGTATTTACTGCGGTCACTGCGGTAGCTAGAAAATCTAACGGGCTTTCCTTAAACCTACCAGACGCTATGTCCCCAAACACTGTGCCTAATCCGCTAAGTACATTTGCCACGCCGGTAATACCCCTTGATTTTCCTGCTCCTAGCGGGCTTGGAGTTCTATCGTAGTGATTAAGTGCAAATCCAATAGGATTGCCAGGTTGAACAACACCGTTGCCAAAAAATAAGCCTTCATAGTCTACCTGCATGGTGCATTCTGTAGGACCACCTTGACCATAGTCTGCTTGGTCAAATTGCCAAGATTTAATTATGGGATTCACTAACGTATAACTTACAAATTCTTGTCTGGCCATTTGATAAACCACTATACTGTCAAAAAATGGAGCGCTACTATTATTATCTAAACCGTATCTAAATGAGTTTACTATCTCATTTTTCATAGCGGTTCTTCTATAAGCACCAGGTAGTCTGCTGGTGTTAGGAGTAGCATAGTAGTAACTATAGTAATTTTGCCATAATCTATGTATTGTGCTATTGTTGTCATCATGAAACTTTATTGTCACTGTATTAAACGCCTGTTTAGTCTGCACCTGTTTTATTCTGTTATATTGATTGACAGTTTCTACTGTCACATTAAAGCCTGGCAGTGAACAACTTTTCACTAGCAGATTAATTTCATTTTGATTTTGTAATTGTAGACTAGGCAGTTTATATGCATTACTATTAACACGTAATGCAACATGAAACAGATGTTTGTGCTTTGGCGCCAGCCTAAATGTATCATCTACAAACAATCTACTGGCGTGTTGAAAATCCCGTAGCTGAGTATCAACGCCAGATATTTGTTTTAAATAGCCATCGAATTTATTGGACATAATATTATTTATGCCGTAAAAAAGGCCGAGTTTAACTCGGCCTTTTACATAGTTATTGGAAAATTAACCGCCTACGCCTGATGCGTTAGCTCCAACAGTTCTTCCAACGTTATCACCTAGACCACTTACTTGTAATGCATTGTCAAATTTTATTGTCATCTGAATAGTTAATGCCTCGTTTGAGCCATAATTCATTTCTTGATAGTTTACGTTTTCTAAATAACAACCGTACATTTCCCACTCTTCAAGTACGTTCGGAGTGAATGCACCATTTCCACCATCTAATATTTGGAAACGTGTTTTAAACTTGTAATCAATGCCGCTGGCTGCACTTGACATTTCTAAAAAGTCAAATTGTTTTTGCAATTGATTGCCAACTAGTTTAGTGACATTGCCCGAGGCATCGTCACGTAAGGAACATTGTACAGTCTGCCATGCATGTCTACCAGCGATATAGACCCGGGAATTATAAGTAGGCAGATCTATAGCCTCAAACTGTATAGTAGGTCTATTGAAACTAACAACTTGTTTACTCAATTCTGTTGTTGGGGGGCCGCCTTTTGCACCAAAGTTTTCGAATGTTACACGAAATCTATACTTTAGTTTAGGATGCAACATCCCTTGCGAAGCAGCACCGTCTAATGGTACTGTGAATCTTGATAGTGATGCTACGTTTGTTGTCATTTATATTCTCCGTCTTTTTATTTATCCATTAACCTAAACCAGCAATTTCACCGGTATTTTTAATACGTAATGGTATGTAGATAAACTCCACTGCTTTCACTGGCTCAATAGCAATGTCAACGTACAATTCATTACGATCGATTCTGCTCGGAGTGTTATTAGACTCGTCACAAACCACTAAGAAGTCAAAAAGTGCACGTTGTCCCACTAATTCTAACATCAAACTTTCACAGGCATTTTTAATTTCGTCTCTGGTAATTTTATCATTAGGCTCAAACAGATATGGTTTAGCCAATTGATTTAATTGTCTACGTAGGTATACAACTAATCTTGCCACATTTATCCTATCTAATGCACTGGCATTTCTAGCACGAGTATATTGACCAAATGCCACCAAACCGCTGCCGCTTAGGAATGCGATAGGATTAGTTTTAATACCTGCCATGGTATCACGTTGACCTTCATTTAATGCAACTGTTTCGAATTCACCTTCGCTGTCAATATATCCAACTGCTGTTGCATTTGTAATGCCGCCTCGTCTAGTGCCCGCTGGGGCAAACCATGGAAATGCAACTTGATCGTTAAGAGCAATTGTTCTCAACATCATATGGCTTGGTGGTACTACAATGTTGTTACCTGCGTTGTCGCTGGTAAAGCCATAGGGATAGTAAACGGCCAGGAACTCGTCGAAACTTACTAGACCGTTGTCGTCATCTTGGACTGCGCCTGCGCTGTTTGTGCCCCAGGCATTCAAGGTCGTAGCACTGGCATTAAGTCTAGCAGGACTATCGCCTACGACAAATGCGGTCAACCCACGATCATAATTCAGTGTGACCAGTTCACCTATAAGTTCTGGATAACCCGGACATGCTAGCAGATTGAAAACACGGCCGTCGGTATCTCTAATCTGTTGGTTTGAATTTACCAATGACTGCATGGCCTGTACAACAACAGCCCGCTGTGATTTACGTCCAAAAGTTCCAGAGCCATCTGCCTGGTTAGCACTTTCTGTGACCCAGCGATGTGGATAATAAAGTTCCATAGACTCACCAGAATTTTCACTGTTCCGATCATTGTCACCTGTGAGGTCAATGTAATTTCTTTGGAATTTCTTAACGTTGAATCCACTTCTACGTAAATTCCATAGCAGCATGCCTTTGGGGTATAGTGCTGGATCGGGAGAATCAGGATCAACATAACTGCTGTCTAGTAGATCTTTGATTGTTCCGGGCTCGTCACTATTTGCACCTGCTGTGTTATAGCGTGCATCTGCAAATAGAATGCCATCTTCTGTCGACTGATCACTTTTGTCTACCAACTCAAATCTCAATAGGTCACCATTGTATTTGTAAATTGTTGGGAAATTCTCCAGATCGCTAGTGTCTATCCAGAGGTCACCGTTTTTAAGGTCAGTTTCATCGCTCTGCTGTGTCGGCTCAGTTGCACTGACGATCGGACCTTCGGGATCAGTTTTATTTCCAGCGGCCGCTGCAAAGAACGGACTAGTCGCTGTACGGTATCCTACGAAATCACTTCCGTCATGCACTAAAATATCTATTTCATCAATGACAGAACTATACCATAATTGATTATCTGCGGCCAAGGCCAATGGAGCATCGTCGGAAGCTTCAAATGACAGTTCTTTCCATAGCGTAGCAACATAATCAAATGCTAGATCGCCAGTGCCTGCCGCATAAAGGTTAGTGGTTTTTGCAGCACCTGTAATTGCAAAAATGTTGTTAAATGGTGCCGAAGGACCTTCATTAATTTTTATGTCACCGCCCGTTGCGTGTGTAATTGTTACCCTATTTTGTGCATCAACGCTAGCACTGACATTAGTCATACCTGCTGCATTGACAGCGTCAGCGAATGTGTCTGCATCATTAACACTTGCCGCGCCTGTAAAGCTTACTGTAAATTTTGCACTATATGTATCCTCACCGGTAAGACTTTCTGCCATCTCGAAAGTGTAAGCACCGGCCGGGAAACTACTTGCTGTCACTGCCGCACTGGTGATTGCTGTGGCGCCAGTAGCGTTTCTACGATAAATTTTGTATGTAGCTAAGGAACTGTAGTTATCACCTTCATCTTCTTCAACGTTATACCTGGCAAACAATGCGCCGGTCGCTAAATTTGCACCACCACCAGTAGGATCTAAACCGTTAATAGCGGCTGCATTTGTTTCAAATAAATTAGTAGTTTGATCTTCCCAGGCCGCTGTAGTGCTGTTGTATCTCTTTACTCTGATTCTGGCGCCAAGATTCGGCTCAGTTGTTTTAATCCAAACTGATCCGGTCGGACGTCCTAACACTGTGGTTGAATTATCAGAACGCTTGTATGTAGGCACAAGAGTGTGTGCCTGCGTTGTGAGTTTTGGCAGCATGTAGTCACCACTGGCAACACCAATCGTGCTGGCTGCTGCCGTTGCAGCGGTCAGCGTACCACCAATAGTGATTACACCCACATCAGAGCTAGCAGCTTGAGATGTTGCACCAATCGTACCATCACTATAAATTTCTAGTTTGCTGTTCACAGCAGCCGCAGTCACTCCGTTATTAGATAAGGTAGTATTTGCATTAATTGCAGCAGCGATTGCAGCAATTGTTGCACCGGTAACGGAGATAGTCACTGTGCCAATATCAGCGGCCTGTAAAGTAAGTGTGCCAGTGCTGGAACTTGGGCTCTTGGTGCCTTGAACTGTAGGCCATGAACTAAACCATTCAGGCGCACCAACTTGTACCCATATGCCGCTAAGATTTTTGTACCATACTGTTAAAGTAGTTGTTACTGCCACCACAGCATAATTACCTACTGCACCTACGCTGCCCTTTGGCGTGTAATCACTACCAGAATAATCGACAACCTTGCTGGTGTCAGTAATTACGATTGGTACTTTGTTGGTAAACCTTTGTCCTGATCCAGTGGCAGTGACTGGATCACTATTCCATTGAAATATACCCCATTTAGTATTTTGTGTATCTAACCAATATGAACCATTAGGAGGTCTAGCGCCAGGAGCATCTGCTGCCGCAGTAAGTTCATTTAAGTCTACATCTGCGCGTACAACATATGCTCGATTGCTTACACCTAATAGACTGTAAGCAGCCTGAAGACCATATTCATTTTGTTCTCCACCATGTATTGGATTATTATTTGAATCAGTTTTGAAAATTGGATCGCCAAAGGTATCAACAAGATCTTTCTGGCTAGTGATCAAATAAGTATTACCAGCGTTTTCTGCCAATGTTCCCGGCGCAGTGCCTGTGCCTGCACCGTTGCTTTTATTTGTTTCTGAAGCAACTATGATTAATGGTACTGTACCTGGTTCAGCTGGAGTGTAAAAACTCTCGTCAATTACTGTTACCTGTACGCCTGGTGATGTTAAAGCCATTATTCTCTCCCACGAGTATATGTTAGTTTTATTTACCGAAATAAAGCAAAAAATAGGCTAATATAAACTATGGAAAGGGGAGAAAAAGGGCAATAAATACACTTATGCAACGTCCTCTATGCAGTTGTGGTCTCAGACCTGCAGCAATAAATTATAAAAAAAACGGAAAAACTTACTATCGTAGTAAGTGCGAGATTTGTGTACGTTACAATGGAACCAGTAAAGGTATACCTAAATGGTATAAGGATGGTTATAAGTTAAAAATGCAATGTGACAAATGTGGTTTCAGGTCAAAATATAAAGAACAGTTCAATGTGTTTCATATTGATGGGAACATGACTAACACCAAACACAACAATCTTAAATCAGTGTGTGCAAATTGTCAGCGTGTTTTACATCGAGAGGGCACACAGTGGCGTCAGGGTGATCTACTACCAGATTTTTAATCTGTTGAAATAGTTTATCTATCGTATGGTTGTTATCTAGCACAAAATCAAAATCTGAACCAATCCATGCCCACTCGCTGGCATGAACGCCGTCATTTTTTAAGATCTGTAGTGCCCTGTCATTTCCGTTGTTAGCACTGAGCGCAGTTTCATACCAATAAGGAAGACTGCCACGCTGTACCCAAACAATGTTGCCGCCAGCTTTTTTAATTGCATGTACTTCATTTGGAAAACGGCAGTCGCTTATTACTATGTGGTCTTTGGTTTTACGCAGTTTATTTTCTAAACTAGCAATCCATATGTCATCATGAAAACTGCCGCGACAGACTTCGGTACCCCAATACTGTAATATCCAACGTGGAGTGATCTGTCGACCTAATCTATTACTCCACCAAAAATCTACCTGTTCGCGCCATTCGCGTGCCTCTTTGGTACGACCCTCAAGCATAGTCCTATCCCAACCAAACACTGCCGCAACAGCATCTTTCAGTGTGTTTGCAAAACTTTCTCTACGAAATTCATGAAAGTTAACCAAATAGTCAGCGACAGTATCTTTGCCGGACCCAATAAAACCACAGACACCGATAATCATAATATCCCCCACAGATACTATATATTATCTGATCTAAGGGTTAAGGTCAACCTATTACGAAGGTATAGCCAGTGCCACCAGAAATCAATGTTTCCAATTCTTTATCAAGAGCCGCCATTTCTTCTTTTGCCGCGGCTTTTAAATCTCCGCCGTTAAGACCGCCGGCACCGCCTGGCCCTGC